AGCTAAAATAAAAGTATTTTCATCAAACTGTGCATAATATTTAGGAGTTCCTGTGGTTGCTGCTGCAGGAGTATAGTCTCGAATCCAGGAGACGTGTTTTAATAATAAATAATTATAGTTACTGCTACTGTCTATCACAGCTAAACTAAAAGGAGATAAAAAATCAGAAGGCATTGCTAAATAAGTATTATCAGCTGTTGCTGTTCCTGTTGAGTTTTTACGAAAAACAGGAAGTTGAACTGTTTTTAAAATCTTTTCTTCAGTGGTTTGAATAAAAGTATCTAAAGTACTAGTGAACGTTGTTTCACTATTATCTAAATAATTTCCGATTGCTGTTTTTAACTCACTATATGTAAATCCTGCCATTATATTGTACTCACTTCTAAATTACCAACAGCTCCTGTTCCAAACTCTCCTTCAAATTTACTACCAATAGGATCATCTGTAAACGTCATTGTTCGTGTTCCACTGGGACTAGTTGTACTATTTATAACTGCTGTTGATGGGTCTACTGTAGTAACAACACCTAAACCTGATTGAGGTAAAGGTACGTCTGGTCGCGGTCTCCAAAGCTGTTCTGCATCAGATCCAATACGAGGCGGATCTAATTGAGGGTGTTTAGGCTCATAACATTCGTTACAAACTCTAAAATTTTCCCAGTTTCCTTTTGCTTCTTTATACGGATATCTAAATCCGCAAGTGTCACAAATAAAATAAGCGTATTTACCTGATGCGTAAGCCATTAGATATACTCTTGTTTAGGCACTAACCTTATATTAGAACGGTCTTCGTCGTATCTTAAAGCGTTTGCTAAATCTCTTTCATATAAATCTTGTATAACTGGGAGTTTTTGAACATTTTTCTTTATACATAAATAATAAGCTAACCCTGATACTAAACAAGGCATAAACCTTGTGGGTATATCTACGTCGTTAACAGAGGTTGAAGAATCCTCTATTGTACGCCAAACATAGTAAATGAGTTTGTCTGTTGAGTTCTCGGGCGTAGGATAAAGATGAATAATAGGAGATTTCTTACGTTCTAACCAAAACTCTGTAGAACGTGCTTTAGTCGCTTTATTAGGAACACCTACATATTCGTTTCGATCTATTCTATCTAAAGGATAATCTGTAACAATATCATTCACTGTTCTTTGAATATAGGCGTCTAAAATATCTATATCATAAGAATTGAAAGTGTATTCGTTAGTTCCTTCTGTAAGGGTAAGCTCTACTTTAGTAACTTCCCACATTTGAATACCTCTGTTTGACCAATCGGCAAACATTATATTCATAGAACGACGTGCGGTAACGGCATCATAAGACGTACGAGCTTCTAATCCTGCAAGTTCGTACGCCTCTTCGATTGCGGTCGCTACATCTAAACTAAATGCACGAGTTCCCGAGGTTGCCATTATTTATTGATAATAGGCAACAAAAAAGTCGCAATTAGCCAAAGCTACATAAGCACCGTTTTTAAAATAACAACCCATTCCTGGTATGTAGTGATCGAAAGATTCGTTCGCTGCTGAACCAAATTTGAATTGAGCTATTATTCTTGTGCTACTAGCACTCGTACCATCATAAATAATAATGGTTGCATCGGCAGCACTAGATTGAGCCTGTATAGACTGTATTCTTAGTGAACCTAGATTAGTAGCCGTTCCTGCTCCAGAAGCCCCTATGTATCCCTGTAATTGTCCTGTACTTGTTAAAGGCACAGATGCTTTTACGTCTGATCCCATATTAGTCTCCTATTAAGCGTCAGCAAATGGTGTTACTAAAGTTCCTGAACCTAAAATGATTCCTTCAACTGCGTATTTAGCACTTGCCATAGCAGTAACTTTAACAATACTGCCCGCAAGTCCACCTTTAGTAGAACCATTCATAGTGATAACATCGTTAGATGCACCAGAAATAAAAGTTTTACCTGTTGCGTCTGTTATACCAGTGTAAAGCCCACCTACAAACTTATCTGTACCATCTGTTAAGATGTCCATATCAGTTGCAGCAGTCTCTACTACGAAAAAGAAAGATGCACCTAAGTTATTTGTTTGATTAGGATCATCGTCTCTTCCTGGAGCAGTAGCAACAATAGTAGGTAAAGTAAACTTACCGTCTGCGTCGTTACACGTTATTATTTTTCCTGCGTGGGAAGCCACTGTCAGGGATGTGTCTGCAGTTAAACTAACAACGTTAGCGTTACCTGCTGATATAAATCCTGCCAATGATTGTACAGGACCCGAAAAGGTTGATTTTGCCATAATTTCCTCCGTGGAAATAAGTTCTACTGTCTCGGCTTGTCTGCTAGGTCAGTCTGTAGAACAGGTTAATAAATCCTAGTCTTTTGATTGTATATGAATGCCTACAAAAAGAAAAGGGGAACCGAAGCTCCCCTTTAATTTATTCAAGTTAATGAATTAAGCTCCTGGTGAGCCAAAAATACCTCTCCAGTCACTCCAACCAAAGCTATAACGTTCTCTAGCCTTGTATCTTACATTACCAGTTTCGAAGTCTCCTTCCATACTAGTAGATACAGGTGTTCTAACGAAATGTTTAAGTCCGTTAGGAACATCAGTTTTGATGAAGAAAGCGTCAGTATCTGTTAGATAGTGATTTACAACATAGCCTTCTGAGATCATTCCCATATTCTTAATTGCATTAATGTCATTATCTGAAGTACCAACTCTTCCTGGAGTTTCCATGAGTCTATCGGCTACAAACTGCAAAGCAGGTGGAATAATTAATTTCCTTGCTTGTGCATTAACTTTAAGATTTCTTTCATCTTTGAAGTTAGCGATGTCAATCAACGCTTGTTCAAGTGAAGTTTCATTAAGGTCAGCAGCTGTAGATAGCTCATTTTTCAAGTCAACATTCGCAACAGTTGGATGGTCTGTAGCACAAAGCTCTTTTCCATCACCGCCAACGTAAGATGAACTAAAAGCATTGTTTAAAACATTAGCTGCTTTAACTTGCTTAGTTTGTTGCATCGAACGTGCTAGTGCTCTTGTGTAACGTGAAGAAAGTGTGTCGTAGAGGTTATCTTCGATTGCTTCTTCTGTTAACGCAAACGCTAGTGCGATTGTTTCATGTGTGAAACGCGAAGTCCAGGATTCTTGAGCTGTGTCATAAATGACTGCGGCTCCTTCTCCTTTAGTCGGTGCTTCACCAAATCCACTTAACATCACTTCTTCCTCAAAAGCCCTTTCGGAGTTCTCAGTATCGAAGATGTCTTCGTGTTCGTTATTATACCTTTCATACTCTAATCCAAAGAGAGCATGGAGTCCAGGAACTAGTTCTTTGACTAGTTGTGCTCTGTTAATCGCCATTATTTATCTCCTTAATTAGACAGCAAAGGTGTTAGTTGGGAACGTGAACAATCCTCTCGCATAAGCCCCTATTGAGTTGCTTGGTTGCGAAGCGAATCCTACACATAACGCCACACCACTTGATGTTGTTGCAGTTGCCCCTTCCTTTGACCTACCAGTAGTAGAACTACCTGCAGTCGTAGAAAGAGTATATTTAGAACCGATAAAACTTACTGCTGGTGTTCCAGCTGTAAATTGAGCTTCGTAAACGATCCCAGGATCGTTATAAACGAGAGCTTCTGCATCGGCACTCCCTTGTGTCGCAGTGTCGGCAGTCCAAACTTTAGAAAAAGTTGGAGTTCCGTCAGTTGCGGTATAGTATACCCCGTAAAACACACCTATAGGAGTGCTAGTCGCACCTGCTTGATTAACGTAACCACTTGAAAGAGTAACGACATCACCACTATAAATAGCAGTATTGTACGCACTAGCGATTCTCATTTTTGCAGGACGAATAACACCACCATACATATGATACGCAGGGGTAAAACCATCTGGTTTATCTGTATTAGCCATTGTTTTCTCCTTTGTCTATATACATTGTTATTATTAATTACTTTGCATCGGTAGGCTTACTACCGAAGGCAACTTTAGAAGTCCTTTGGATGTCTCCATCTTTAATAGGCATTCTAGCGTCGCTTTCTCGCATATAGTTCTGATCAACACCTTGCATAGCTGAGTCTGCTTGATCTTTAAAATAAGCATTTCGCTCTGCTGCAGTTTCAACTGGAACCTTAGCAAGAATTAATCCTCCAACACCAATAACTCCTTTATTGCTACCACTATCAATAGTTGGGGCTTCGAAATCAGGATAATCTTCTGCTCTCACAGGTTCATATCCTTCTCTAATACGTTTAGACATATTAGATTTATCATCGATTCCTCTAGTAGCTTCACGAATCCACCTAAATTGATATCCAGGAGGAGCGTCGGGTGCGTCTAACATAGACGGGGGTGCCCAAGGGGTTCTGCGAGTTTGAGAGGCTCGTGTCTCGGCAGATCGTGAGTTACGATCAGTATTGACTTCTGTTTTATTTTCTTCTGTCATTTTATACTCCTTCAATATGCTTCGCATATTCTTCTAGTGGCACATTTAGTCTTTTAGCTATTGCTACTTGACTAGGTGTCAACTTAATTTTGCGTGATGATTTTTTACCGCTAGCACCTCTGCTAGAAGCAGCAACCTGTTGCACGGGGGCAGATTGCTCGTTAGAAAACTTGTGTGGGAAATTTTCAGCCATACGTTTATCAACTTCAGAATAGTAAGAATCAGAAGTTGGGTCAACCCCTTCTTCTACCAATTCTTTATGTATTCCAAATGCTGCAAACGTCATTGCTTGGTCATCTCCAAACCATTCATTCTTTTCAGCCCATGCTTCAGCTTTAGGATCTGGTCCTGCAGCTTGTTCTGGCTGTAAAGTCGGTTGATAAGGCTCAACAGGTACTTCCTGTGGTTGAGCTTTTGCCCGAACTTGTTGTTGAGCTTGTAACCTTCTAAGGTTTTCTGCTTCAGCGGTAGCACGAGAAAGAACCGTAGTTGCTTCAACCACTGCTTCACTATCCCCTGCTTCTTGTGCATCTTTTAAAAGTCTCTTTGCTCCATCAATTTCAGATTGTACCCTGTTATCGTACTCTTTGAAAAGGGAAGAATCGGAATTCTTTAACTTTTCTTTTAAACTAGACGCTGTTTGATTAACGCTTTGAGCATAATTTACAGCTTCATCTCGCTGTCTTTCTGCTTCTCGCATCTTATAAGTTAACTTATCGATACGCTTTTGCACTGAATCAGAAATAGTATCTAATTCATCTTTTACTTCTTCTACAGGAGCTTTTTCTTCTTCGACTACTTCATCTTTAATCGAATCGTCTACATCGGCTTCCCGTATATCAACTTCCCCTTCGGGAAGTTCTAATTCTATTTTTTCGGCTTCGTTATTTTGCATGAGTCCTCCTCAAGTTTGTTATGATAAAATTGCTTCTGGGTCATCGATACAAGCTAAGATTTCGTCATCATTTAAAAGACGCATATCGCCACCTTCTATTTGAAAACGAGCTCCAGCATATCGACCGAAGATAACCCAATCACCTTCCTTACACCAAGCTCCTTCAGGAAACTTATGTGGATCACTATACGCATCAGGTCCTGTAGCTACTACATAACCAACAACAGTTGCTAACCTTTCCTTATCAACAGTTTGTTTTGCTAAATGAATTCCACCTTTTGTTACTGAAGATTGTGTAAAAGGTAATATTAAAATTCGATACCCTGTGGGACGGGGTAACGAACTTGCATGAGAGTCTATATTTTCAGGGGTAATTGTTGGTTCTATTGCTTCTTCTGCTTTAGCCCCATTACTACCAAAATTATCTACTCTATCTGGAACAGTTGTTATTTCGACATTATTAGTCATTTGCATCCTCCATATTAGAATGTAAAGTTTGAATTTCCTGTTCAGAGAAACTCAAACCTGCTATTTCGCCAACTATCCTTTGGTATTGCTCAAAATTCTCAACACTTCCAGAAGCTAACGTTTGCGTGAGAGCTTCTTTCCTCTCACGATATTTACGAAGCAAATGCTCCGTTGCTAAGATATAGTCCATTAATTATTTAATAGAACGATACCAAAGAAGTCCTTTTGTCTGTCCATAAGCCGCTTTTACTTTAGCTTCTTCAGGTTTGTCTAAGCATTCACCTGCTTGAACAGATTGTGTTTTTGTTGTATCCTCTACGCTAGGAAAACTAGGAGACGCCTTTGTTTTCTTAGGTGATGGTGAAGGATATTTATCGTTATCGTAATAATCTCTCATTATTTTGATTCCTCGGGTTTGTTTTGAAGTTCATCAGTTTGCTCGTCAACATTTTCAACAACTGTAGTAATTACGCCATCGTAAGTTTCAGCCACCGTATTAACAACGCCACTAACATCTTTTAATGCTGCACTTGAGATAGAGCCAGCAGTTTTAACAGTTGTATCAACTGTAGTCATGGCTATATTTTTTCCGCCTTCTATAACAGAGCCTACTGTTGCGCATGACGTGGCAAATAAGCCGATTAATATTAAATACACATTTTTCATTTTATTCTCCGTTTTGTTTTCGAGTTTCTCGAACTGTTTTAACTAATTCGGTGTAGTTCTTTTCTGCATCGACTTTAGCTTTTTGTTCTAATTCCTGCAATTCTATAGCAGCTTTAGTATCTTGTACACGTAAATCAGCTTCAATTTTCTCACGTTTAATTTGTGCGTCTAATTCAGCTTTCATTGCGGCTAGTTGTGCATCTCTTTGATCGTCGCCTTCTTTTTGCATCAACTGTTCTCTTTCAAGTTGTAACTGTTGTTCGAACATCTGTCTTTGTGGATCTGGTGTTTGCATTGCTGCTGCCATCGCTTGTGCTTGACCTGTAACTTGTTGTGTTGCCGCTTGTGCCATTAACGCAATTTCATTCATCATTTCAGGCGGCATTTGTCCTGCTTGTACTTCTGGTAACTGTTGACCCATCGCTTGTTCTATTTGTAGTTTATACAACATCGCTTGATGTTCTTGTATATTTGCACCAATCGCTTGTGAAGCTACTTGGTTTTGTTGCACCATAGGGTTTTGCATAAATGCACTATGTGCTGCTATATAAGCTTCGTGGTTTTGAAACTCGTAAGCTCTAATTGGTGTTCCTGTTAAAACTGCTTGTTGTTCACTAATAGGATCACGTGCAGGTACTTCTTGTTCAGGTGGAAGTA